GCTTGGCCTGGAAGAAGCTGCCTCAAGTTTTGATGGTCCAGCCCGTCAGCTTTCCGAGGCCCTTGCCCCACATAAGGCCACGTTGGCGATGATCCACCACACCAACAAAAGCGTCAGCGGTGGCAACGCAACTAATGCGAGCCGAGGCAGCAATGCCCTGCCTGCGGCGGCCAGCCTCACGATCCTGATGAACTGGTTCAAGCAGCCTGCTGAAGGCCAGACACAATCAGATCATCGCGTTGTGCTCAAGACGCAGGGGAGGGCAAAAGGCACGACCCTGCTGATAGAGCTTGAGGACGATGGATGGGTGCATCATGGCGACGGTGAGAATGTCTTGGCTGCTGAGGCCATGCAGGAAGCCGCCGACGATCTCCAGGGCCGTCAGGCTGACGTGTTCGACTACATCAAAGAGCGTTGGCTCTTGGGTGAGTTCACCGTTGCCGGTACAGAACTTGCATCGCACTTCAATCTTGAGCGCAACAAGACGAGCCGATGCTTGCGCGGCTTGGTTCGCAAGGGCTTGATTGAAGAAGCAGGGCTTGCCAATCCTGGCGTGCTTGGTGGTCGTCCATCGCCGTTGTATCGACCAGCAGGAGGATCCTCCCTGGAGGGGTGGCAAACGTCCCAAACGTCCCAAACCTCTCCTTCTATCACGATAGAAAGGGGTTTGCCACCTTTGACACCTTTGACACGTAGTGACGGAGGATCGGGGTTTGACACACCTGCTGTCGGTGCTCCTGTTGAGCTGTTTCGCAACAATGAGTGGTGCAACGGGTGGGTCGTTGCCAATGCGAGCAATATGGGCAGCATCCGTGCTGCAAAGCTCGGAAGCCCAAACGTCTTGATCAGCAATCTGCGCTGGGGTCTAGACGTACGCCTTTGTCAATCTGGCTCGCAAGAGCCTGAACCAACTGAACTATTTGATTTCTGATGCCTGACTGCAACCGCACCTATCCCTGCCGAATCGACGTCCGCCTCACTGAGGCCGAAAGGCAAGCTTTGAACGAACAGGCTCTCAAGCGAGGAATCTCGCGCCAGGAGCTGCTGAGGGCTCGCGTGCTGAGCGAAGCGAATCAACCTGCCCCTGTCCCTGAGATCAAGCCCGTGCATTACTCCAAAGGCCGCGACGTCATCGACAGGGCCATGGATGCTGTCAATCGCCGTTATGACATTCCCCACGCGCAATTGGAGCCGTTGATATGCACGGTGATTTGTGCCCTGAATGCAAAACGTTGACGCCTGCCTGCGGGTATGCCATACTATGTGCATGGGAGAGATCCCGCACACCAAACGCTTTCAATCCATGAAAACCGCAACTACTTGGGACATCGTTTGCGCTGCTAACCAGCACCTCAATGCAACCAAGCAAAACTTTTTTATCAACCAATTTATTCCTGGTTGCTATGAGCTAATTCTTTGCGACGCTAACGGCACAACAACACGTCGTCGTTTAGGCAAACCTATGGACGAAGTAACTGTTCGCGACTTTGTTGATCAAGTTGTATTTGCTAAAGCTTGATCACCTTGGCCCTGGAGACAGGGCCTTTCTTCTCCCTTCGCTTCAACACCATGCTCGACTATCACCACACCATGCTCAACCTGTTCGAGTCCTTCGAGCGTCATCAGGATGAGCTGCAATCACGCAACAGCCTGTTAGCTCTTGACGCTGTGCAAAGCCCCACTTTTTACATCGAGGCATTCTTCGACGGCAACCTTGAATGGACCGAGTACGCCTACGACGAACGTGAGCTTCAAAACCTCAAAAATGACGCCATCGACTCTGGCTGTACTTTTACTGTTCGCCTAGAAGACGACGAAGACTGATCACCGTCGGGGCGCCTGATGCCTTGGCATGGAGGCTGAAAGCCATACAACACCCACCCCCGTGGGAAAAGCAGGGCGGGCCTGGTGTCCCGATCAATACCCCGACTTCAAACATGGACGAACACTTCAAAGCACAGCAACATCAAAATGAACTCCACGCCTTTCTTCGCTATGAAGCCAAGCTCAAACTCGCCTATGCCCGCAGCCAGAATCCGCAACCTCGAAGACGGTTCAGTACAAATAACACTCGGGGCGTTGAAAGGCTATGTGAGTAGTCATCACCTGATCACTCCCAAGATTCATCAGATGCAAGACGCTTACCGAAAAGCTCATCCACATCTGGATCTCTGAGCTACGCTATATATCAAGCGGTCTTTTTAGCTTGACATCAATAACATCTTTAAAGTCAGACCATAAAAATGCACGACGTAGAACAGATCGATCCTCTGATCTGATCAAAGAATCGTTGCAACGTTATGGCGCTGCTCGAAGCATTGTTATCGATGAAGACAACCGCATCCTTGCGGGCAATGGCACCATCGATGGGGCAAAGGCCGCAGGCATCAAAAACGTACGCATCATTGAAACCGACGGTGACGAGATCATCGCCGTTAAACGCACCGGCCTATCAGAAGAGCAAAAGGTCGGCCTAGCTCTTGCTGACAACCGCACGGCTGATCTCAGCGAATGGGATCAAGAGATGCTGCATCAGCTCTCAGAAGAACATGACATCAGCCCTTGGTTTGATCAGGACGACCTGAACGAAATTCTCAACGTCACGGAGCTTGATCCTGAAGAAGGCAACACAGATCCTGACGACGTACCAGAAGCACCAGAAGAACCCACCACCAAACCAGGCGACCTGTGGATCCTCGGCAAGCATCGCGTTCTCTGTGGTGATTCAACCTGCCCCACTGATATTGAACGCTTGCTCGGCGGAGAAAAGGCAGCATTGCTTCATGCAGACCCGCCATACGGCATGGGCAAGGCTTCAGAAGGCGTAGCCAATGACAACCTCTACGACGAAAAACTCGACAACTTCCAAATGGAATGGTGGGCAACCTTTCGCCCATACCTTGAGGACAACGCTTCTGCTTACATTTGGGGCAACGCTCCTGAGCTTTGGCGGCTTTGGTACAAGGCTGGCCTTGGTGAGTCAGAGTTGATGGAGCTTTGCAATCAAATTGTTTGGGATAAAAAGTGCATCCCTGGGATGAGAGCAGAAAGTCGGATGATGTATCCCACAACAACCGAGCATTGTTTATTTTTTCAAATTGGAAATCAATTTCGAGGCAGTATCAATACAGAGGATTTTCCTGAAACTTGGGAGCCTCTTCGCGCATATCTTGAGGGACAAGCAAAAGCTGCTGCAATTGATCCATTAAAAATTCGCGAACTCTGCGGTGTGCAGATGTACGGCCATTGGTTTACTCGCTCACAGTTCACCCTTATTCCTGAGAAGCATTACGTCACCTTGCAAGCCGCATACGTTGGCCATTTCCAGCGCCCGTGGCGGTCTCTCAACTCTGAGTGGAAAAAAATTAAAGGCGGGTCAGCAAGCCCGACGTCTGCTAGATCGTATTTTGACAATGCTCACGACGCAATGCGCGATGTTTGGGAGTTCTCCCGAGTCCATGGCGACGAAAGGCACGGCCACGCAACTCCCAAGCCTGTTGACATGATGAAACGTGTCATGCTTTCAAGCCTTCCACAAAATGGGCTGTGCCTTGAACCGTTTGGCGGTTCTGGCTCGACACTCATGGGCGCACAGGTCACAAATCGACGCTGCTACACCGTGGAGCTAAAACCTGAATATTGCGACGTTATCGTGAAGCGGTGGGAAAGCTTCACAGGAGAAAAAGCAGTTCTTGAAACCAAGGAGCATTGATGGCAAACAAGTCCACAAAGATTGAAATTGATATGCGCGTTAACCGCATCGCTCGCCTTTTGGCGAACGGTGCTGTCCGCTCTGAGATCGTGCAGTATTGCGCGAAAGAATGGGAAATCGCTGAACGGCAAACAGACACCTACATCGCCAAGGCGCGGGATCTTATCCGAGCTGACTGGGAAACAGATCGGCTGACTTTTACTGCAGAAATCCTTGCTCAACTCGCCACGCTTCAAAAAGAGGCCCGCAAGACCAACAACCTGAACGCTGCTTTGGGTTGCATCAAGACCGCCGCGCAGATCGCGCAAGTGCTTCAGTGACGTTTCTTAGCCACATCGAAAGCGGATCAATCCTGCACCGAATTGGCGAAAGAAATTCAGAGCTAGACGTTCAATCCCTTGTCGATCAAATCAAAGCTGACTTGCACCCAGGCCAGCTTGCTTTTGTTGAAGATCAAACGACAGAAATCATCGGCTTGTCTGCTGGGTATGGGGCAGGCAAGACCCGTAGCTTGGCTGCAAAGGCTGTCGTCCTTGCGGTGTTAAATCAAGGCTTCATGGGTTGCGTGATGGAACCTACTGGGCCATTGATTCGCGATATATGGATGAATGATTTCGAGGAATTTCTTGAGGGTTATGAAATCCCCTACACGTTTAGAGCAAGCCCGCTTCCAGAATATGTTTTGCATCTACCCGGCGGTGACACAAAAATCTTGTGCCGTAGTTTCGAGAATTGGTCACGCATCATTGGTTTGAACCTTGCTTGGGTGCTTGCCGATGAAATCGATACAGTCACCCCATCAATTGCACAAAAAGCATTTCCAAAAATCCTTGGTCGCCTTCGTGCTGGCAACGTGCGACAGTTCGCGGCTGCATCAACGCCTGAAGGTTTCCGCTGGATGTGGAACACGTTCGGCACAGAAGAAGCACAACAGCGCCCTGACAGAAAGCTGATTAAAATGCGATCGGTGGATAACCCCCACCTTCCAAAAGACTTCATCGAACGTCTCGAAGCAAACTACGATCCCAGCCTGTTGAAGGCGTATTTGCTTGGAGAATTTACGAACCTGACAACCGGCCAGGTTTATGACCGTTTTGATCGCGCCAAACATGTAATCACCGATATTCCTGACGTCAGCAACGAGCCCCTTCGCGTCGGCGTTGACTTCAATATCGGGAACATGTCCGCAGTCATCGGTGTTCGTCTTGGGAACAATCTTCTCCTGATTGACGAGGTGACTGGCGCACATGACACCGACGCCATGGCCCAAGAAATACAACGCCGCGCAGAAGGACGCCAGGTTTACGTCTACCCTGACGCATCAGGCTCAGCGCGTTCTACTAATGCCTCGCGAACCGATATACAGATTCTCGAGTCATACCAGTTCAGCAATCAATCACCAAAGGCCAACCCTCCCGTCCGCGATCGGGTGGCTTCTGTTCAAGCTTTGCTGGAGAACGGAAAGGGCGAAGTCAGATTGCAGGTCGCCGCAAATTGCAAACGAACCATTGAATGTTTAGAGCTTCAGAGTTACACCGAGGCCGGTGATCCCGATAAAGATGCGGGTTATGACCATATGAATGATGCTTTGGGCTACTTGATCTACAGAGACTTCAGCATGATTCATGCGCGTGCTGGACGGGGCACTGGCATTAGGCTCTACTAAACTGTGGTATCGGGCGGGATTTAACTGTGTATTCAGGCTTTTCTGGTGGTCGCCAACGTGTTGGCAACGTCACTCAGGTGAACGACCCCAGTACGTCTTGGGTTAATCAGGAACCGCATTGGGGATTGATTGAACATTTGCTTGGCGGCACATACAAAATTAGAAAAGGCCACCGCAAGTTTTTACCGCAAGAGCCAAGAGAATTAGACGAGTCTTATGACAACAGACTGCAACGTTCTGTTTTAGCGCCTTATTACGTCAGGCTTGAACGCATGTTGGCTGGCATGTTGACGCGTAAGCCAGTCAGGCTTGACGATGTTTCTGATCAAATCCGCGAACAACTATTTGACGTTGACCTGCAGGGCAATGATCTGCAGACATGGCTTTACAACACATCGCGCATCTGCATTCGCTACGGGCACGTTGGTGTTCTTGTTGACGCGCCAAAGTCTGGTGACAATGGCCGTCCCTACTGGATTTCATATTCTCCGCGCGACATACTCGGCTGGAGAGTTGAATTGGCCGATGGGCAACAGAAGCTGACGCAACTTCGTCTTTCTGAAAAGATTGTCGTGCCCGATGGCTTGTACGGAGAAAAGCAAGTCGAGCAAGTGCGTGTTTTAACCCCTGGAGCGTTTGAGATCTTCCAGAAAGATCAAAAAGGTGACTTTCGTGTTGTTGACGAAGGCACAACAAGCTTGAGCGATATTCCGTTCAGCGTTGCTTACTCCAACCGCGTTGGTGTTTTGGAATCATTCCCACCGCTGGCTGATATTGCTGAGCTAAACCTGCAGCACTATCAAGTGCAATCAGATCTTGGGAATCAATTGCACATCAGCGCAGTGCCGATGCTTGCTTTATTTGGCTTTCCTGCATCAGCAGAAGAAGTTAGCGCAGGTCCAGGCGAAGCACTAAGCCTTCCAGAAGGAGCATCGGCAAGCTATATCGAACCCGGTGGCAACAGCTACGACGCGCAGTTCCGCAGGCTTGACCAAATTGTTTCGCAGATCAATGACCTTGGCCTTGCTGCTGTGATGGGTGCAAAGCTCAGCGCAGAAACTGCCGAGTCAAAGCGGATTGATCGCAGCCAAGGTGACTCAACGATGATGGTCTTAGCCCAGCAAATGCAGGACATGATCGACAATTGCCTGAGGTTTCACGCTGATTACTTGCAGGAGTCGCAAGCTGGCAGCAGCCTTGTCAATCGTGACTTTATGGGTGCAAGACTTGAGCCACAAGAGATTCAAGCGTTGTTGCAGCTTTACACCGCTGGCACGGTGACACAAGAAACGCTGTTGCTGCAGCTTGAAGCGGGCGAAGTGCTTGGAGATAACTTTGATATTGAGGCCGAGCTTGAAGCCACACAGGCTGGCGGATTGCTTGAAACACCGCAGCCAGTTCCGCAGCAGGAAGTCACAATGCCTGAAGGAGAACCGGAGGCAGACGATGGGGTGGCTTGATGATTTGCGCAGACCAAAGGCAGAACAACCATCAGGGCAACCATCAAGTCGGGAATTTTTTTATTCGCATGACAGGCTTGCCAATCAATATTTTGCAGTCATCAGACTGACTTGGTATTTGGACGGCAAGGTTTGCGCTGTCACCGAAAGCAGTATTGCGACTTATGACAAAGATGTCGTGGCGGAATTTACGTCAATCTTGGATAACGCGTTAAAGCTTGGCGCTGATGCTGCTGTTGTTTGTATTGAAGAAGCTCAAGCCCTTGGCATCTATGAAAAATGAGTACACCTGCCGAGCTTTACCGCAATGCCATCGATCTCAATCGATTTAGCAACAGTGTCGCAAAACGGATTGTCATTACATACAACGATCTTATTTTGGATGCTGTCGATCAGTTGCGTGGGATTGATGAGTTGTCTGCACCTAGCAAGGCTGCACGGCTTAGGGCCATTCTCGCGCAACTAAAAGAATCGCTGAATGGATGGGCCGGATCGAGCACAATTTTGGCGGTTGAAGAGTTGCAGGGGTTGACGCTTTTGCAGTCTGAGTTTGTAGAAGAGCAGCTACGCAAGGCGTTGCCAATTGAGCTGCGTAATCAGATTCGCAGTGTGCAGATCAGCCCGCAGTTTGCGCAGTCCGTTGCAACGGTGGACCCGACCGCAATCAATGTGGTGTCGTTAAGCGATGACCTGCAAGCTGCAGTCACTGGAGCGCCTGCAACGTTTCAGCTAACAGCAGCGCAAGGCACAACAATTACGTTGCCCAATGGCAAAGTCCTAGAAAAGTCGTTTCGCGGCTTGGCTGAATCGCAGGCTGATCTTTTCGCAAAAACTGTGCGAAATGGCCTGCTAACTGGCGAATCAACCGACAAGCTGGCGCGGCGCTTAAAGGGTCGTTTGCGATTTGGTCAGCCAGGTAGCTTGCGGCAGATTGCGCAAAAGGGTGGAGAGGCAACATCTGTTGCTA